ATCTGCTAATTCAGTCTTTCTCTTCTTCGCTTCTTTTGCTTTTGCTTCTTTTTTCTCTCTATTTTCCTTTTCAATCTGTTCCTGATCTTCTCTGTTATCTACATTTCTATATCTCTTTCCGCTCATAGAGGTAGAAATCATCTCAGATAATTTCTTTCTTCTCTTCTTGGATGTTGAACCACAAGAAGACTCGCTTACCCCGCCACCATTTGATTCTGAACCTTCACCATTTCCATTACCATTCTTCTTACCTTCTTCCTCCCCATGATCCTTATCCTTCATGATGAGTCCACTTCTCATCATGTGCCAACCTTTAGGGATCTTTTTGCACTTCTTATCAGTCATGCACCAGTACTTACCGTCTGGACACTTTTTTGCTTCCTTGGAATCTTTCTCTTCTTTAATATCGTGATGACTTTCTCCACACTTTACGCAAGGATCCTGTCCACAATCACAATCACACTTAGACTTTTTTCCTTCCTTTACCTCTTTCTTTTTTTCTGTGTCGTCTTCGCCACCATCCATGTGGTTTGCGACACTATTGAGGTAATCGTTTGCTTTAGTAATCTTTGATTGTACCCATGCTTCAAGATCACCTTCCCCATCAAGGTGTTTCATGATTCTTTCCGCAGACCTTTTGATGGTCTTTAACTCACCACGAGCCATTGAAAACTCAAAGTCTTCTGGAATAGATTCAAGAACTTTTAAATCGGATTCTAACATCCAATCCGTGAATGTACGTTTTGTCATTCTTATACTAATATCTTCCTATATTTTATTTAGGGAGATCCCCCTTCATTGACCCCTTTAAAAACTTTTGAAGTTCCGCTGTTGACCCCAAAAATACTGCATTATTTGTGACATTTGTTGGAGTAGAACCCTTCTCTTCTTTATTAACATCTTTCAGTTTTTTCTGAAGATCCATCAACTTATCTGCAGTATCTGCAACGTTTTTGATTAATTGTCCTGCAACTTCATATGCTCTGGGGGAATCCGATTCCTGTGCAAGTTCAAGAATACCATCAATAGCTTCTTGACCCTTTTCAATAATAGAATATAGTTGTCCACGAGAATACTCATAATCCTTCTGAATTTGTTCTTCAGGAGTCTGAGTATTTTTTATTGCAGGTTTCTTTGATTGAACCATCTCCGATTTTATCGGAGTACTCTCAATATCTAATGCCTTATCAATGTCTTCGAAACTCATATATCAGTTCCTTTAGTAGTACTATAAATTTTTCCATCGTTATATTCATAACGATATTCACTGAATCCAAAATCATCGTCGAGATCAATTAATTGATCATCAGCACTGTTAATTACATTTACTGCAGATCCAGATGTATGCTCTGCAGCTACAGTGTTATCTTGACCTCTGTTTACGGTCAAAGTATTTCCAGTAATCTTACGAATATACATTGATTCGGAATCAATCATAATATATGAGTTCTCTATGAGTGGAGTTGCATCTCCGACAGCAAATTCTGTCACTTCAGTAGAGATATTTTCTGAAAGTTGAGTTGTTTGATCATCATTATAATCCTGAATTGCTCTAGGTTCCGCAACATATCTCAGTTGTCTAGACGCATTTACTCTATTTGTATCACTATAATAATCGACTTGAACCTGTCTAATGAGTGCATCATTTGGACTTCCAGTAGGACCAAATAGATAAGTCTTCGCGGTAAAATCTAAGGTATAAATTAGAACTCTTCTTGTGGTAAAATCTCCTTCATATTGATCATCCATTGAGATATTATTCAGTATCATTGGAATATCTCTCTTTTCTCCAATAGAAGAAACCAAATCTACAGTTAAATTGAAGTGTGGTTGGAAATAGGGGAGAATTTGTTCTATAACTTGTAAAGCATCTTCGTTTAACTTAGACATGATAGAAAGTCTAAAGTTAACATTATAAGGAACAGGCATATAAACCTTTGTCACTTCATTGCTGTCTTTATCTACAGACTTAAAGGTTTGCATAGTAGATGATTTTCTACTAGGATCATAAGAAATGCCTGTCATTTCAAATGACATTCTAGGCAAAGTAATTGCAACTTCCTTTCTTATATTAGGAGATTGTTCAATTCTCGCTAGGAATTTTTGAATAGGGCCATATGCAATAGGTACTGTGATGATGCTAAAATCACTACCAGATTTATCTTTGTGTTTTATCTGAATATCGTTAAAGAGAGTACCAAAAGATATGATGGTCTTCCTCAAAATCTCGTGGTAAAAATAATTAGAAAGCATTACAATACACCTATTTGTGCCTTTTATTTAATTATTTAGTATTCACCGAAAGGGTTGCTCTGGCTGAAATCAAGGAATGAGTCCGCCTCTGACTCAATATCGTCATTACTTGCATATTGATCCAAGAACTGATTTGTTTGTATTGTAGAGACTTTGTAACTTGCGGCTGCACCAACGATAGACTCTCCTCTTGCGAATGTTCCATCGACAACAGAAAGTTTCAAGACTCTGTTTGTGTAATCCCAATCTTTCACATAACCAGTAGTTCCAGTTCTTGTACCTGTTACAACCTCATTATATTCATAGTCACCAAATGTATCTGATGTAGGATTGGTAAATTCTATAGTTGGAGTAAATGTATATCCGGCTCCAGCATTTGAGTAGCGAACTGCGACAACAACTCCATCTGTATTGAGAATTGCTTCTGCCTGTGCATTGTTGATATTAGAAGAGATACCAGAACCGGATGGGATGAATATTCTGTCAATGAATACTTGAGGAGTTGTTGTATATCCAACACCACCCGTAGTTATTCCAATAACTCCAAGTACACCAGTGTTTATGACAGCAGTAGCAATTCCACCAGAGCCTCCACCTCCACTAAATGTAACTGTTGGTGGTTCTGTATAACCAAATCCAGGATTTGTAATCAAAACTTTATCGATAGCAAAGCTTTGATTTGAGGATCTACTGGTCATTATTGCTACAGCAGTCGCATTGGATCCTCCACTTGGAGCTGTAGATATGGAAACAGTAGGAGCACTAGTATATCCAAATCCGTCGTTTATTAGATCAATGTATTGTACCGACTTCGAAGTTGGATCAGTTGATGCAAAACCAACGGTTGCAGCTGCTGTGGTTGCTGCGCTTCCGACCATTTGAATATTATAGATATTACCAAATTCTTTCAGAGATTCATTTACTTCAATTCCAGTTTCATCGATGTTAGGGACATCAATGATTTCATCTTCGTATTCAAATCTTTCACATCTGAGTTCATAAACATAAAGTTGTTGTAGTTGATAGAATGGTTTTTTGCCTTCTACATATTTGATTTCAAACAGTGATTCGTCAAGAGGTAACCAAATTAGATCCCCTTCCTGAGGTCTCAATGCATTTTTTCTGGCACCTTCTGGCCATAATTTTAATAGGGGAATAATGAAATCATCGTATCTTTCTTTGGAAATTACAAGATTAATCTCATCGTTGTTTCTGATACCAAATTTAGTCAATAACTCACCATTCCCACTGAACCCATCAGTGTTCATCAAGTAAGCTTCTATACGATAGCTATCGTCAAACTTTGATGCAGTTATCTCTTTAATGACACTGTTTTCTCCAACAATTCTTCTAGGCATGTATAGAACATCTTGTCCATACATCTTGAGTTGTTCATTGATTAAATCCTGAACAAGTCTCTGTTCGCTTGGAGAACCTTGTAAAAAGTAGGAATTGAGTGGTGACATATCAACCTATTAGATCCATTGGTGGTAATTCGTAGTCAGTTCTGAGTTTCTGTTCTAGTTTCTCTACCTCCTGAACACCATCATCATAAATCTGTCTACCATTAAGTTGAACTCCTCCTGGAAGAAGAACTCCTTGGAACTTGATCATATTCTGACCCCACTGTTTTTTAATCAATGCGGTAAGATACTTCTTCAACCACGAATCATTGTAGAGTTTAGGAGCGTCTGCACCATCTAAAAGTCTGTAACAATCTACAATTATATACTCATTTTCGCCAACTTCACTCCAGTCAATATCAAGATATAACTTATGATTCTTCTTATTGAAACGAATCTGTGCGTTGGGATTTAGAAGAAAATCCAGATCTTCAAGATATCTCTTCACCATCGCATAATTTAAGAGATCTAATGCACCATAATAATAAACATCATTCAAGAATAACTGATACTTGATATTGAAAAGTCCGTCAGATACAGTACTTGAGTTTATCTTTAATACGTTGTTGACTCCA